CCAAGCACAGGGTTTAGGTGGCTTAGTTCGTTTATACGCCACATATGCTGCTAACGTATTCGCACTTACAGCTGCATTTAGCGCATTGCGTGACGCAATGAGCACAGACATAATGATACGTGGCTTAGATCAACTAGGGGCAGCCAGCGGTGTAGCAATGGGTGCGTTAGCTAAAAACTTTGCAGATGCAAGTGGCGGAGCTATTAGCTTACGAGAATCTATGGAAGCCACCGCCAAGGCTGTTAGCAGTGGATTAACTTCTGCTCAATTTATGGAGCTGGGAAAAGTAGCTAAAGGGGCTTCACAGGCACTTGGTGTTAACATGAGTGACGCTGTTAGTCGTCTTACTCGCGGTATCACAAAGCTAGAACCCGAACTGTTAGACGAATTAGGTATTTTTACCAAAGTTGGTAAGGCCACCGAAGACTATGCTCGCAGCGTTAATAAAAGTGTTACATCGCTAACAGACTTTGAACGTCGTCAGGCATTTGCCAATGCTGTGCTTTTAGAAGGTGCGCAAAAGTTTGGCGAAATCGCAGTTCAAACTAACCCATACGACCAGCTACTAGCAAGTTTAAAAAATACAGCTCAGTCAATTCTTAGTACAGTAAATACAGTTATAGGTCCTATTGCAAAGCTATTAGCAGATAATACTGGCCTTATAACAGCTGCTCTTGGCTTAATGGGTGTAAAAATTGTACAACAAGCGCTACCTGCCTTACTTAGTTGGCAGAAGGGTTTAACAGAAGCAGCTGCTGTTAGTGCAGGTAAGTTAGGCGAACTAGTAAACCCCGAAGGGTTTGTTGAACGTGCTCAAGCACGATTTAACGTGCCTAAGCTACAAGCAGAGCTAGCAAGAGCTGAAGCGGTTTACGCTAAAGCAGCTGAAAATTTTGTAAAAACCGACAATAACTATAAAAACAAAAGTTCTCCTCTACTAAAAGTACTATCAAGCGGTGCAGTATTAGAAGGAAACAACTACGTTAACGCAGCAAAACAAATATCTAAATCTACAGATGACTTAAATGCTGCAGAGCAGCGTCATATTGCTAGTTTAAGAGCTAGTGTTACTGCTTCAGATGCGGTAATTGCGGCCCGTAAAAGAATGTCTACAGCCAATGACTTAGTACAAGCCTCAGCAGATGTACCTTTAAGTTTACGAGAAAAAGCACAACAGAGCGCGTATCGTCAGGCCTCAGCTACCAGCGACCGCCTTTCAATTTTAGCTGGCGTTGGCGCGGACTATGACAAAGAAGGGTTTATCAAGAGTATTAAAAATGCTAATGAAGCCGCAAAACAGTCTACTTCTTTAAGTAAGTTTGGTCAAGTAGTAACAACAATTCAAGCAGCTTCTGTAGCAGGTGCAAAAAGTTTAGCACTTTTTGGTGGCAGACTTTTAAACCTTATACCTATTGTTGGGGCAGTATATGCTGCCTATGAAATATTTGATGCAATTTTATCGCGCAACTCCAAAGAAACTAAAGTATTTAGAGACGGTCTTGAGCAGTTAAGTGAAATTGCTAAAACAAATACTAATGTATTTGAAAAGTTCGGTAACGCACTTAGCGTTGAAAGTTTAAATGCCAAAGCCACTGCTTTCGGTGACCTAGCTGCGCAAATAAAGAAAAGTACTAGTGATCTAGAAGCTGCGGATGCTACTGCAGGTACTTTTGATAAGTTTATAGACGGGTTCTTAACCGTAATAGATAAAGACTTAAAGTCAGAGTATACCAAAGCACTATCAACTGCGTTATCAGAAGGTATTAAAAATATTCCTGATAAGGGCGTACGTGATGAGCTAGAGAAAAAACTAAAGCTAGAGTCTGGGGCAGCAAGTACAAGTATACGAGATATAAAAAATGCTTTAGACGATATTGACCCGGCAGATATAATTAAAAAGGGCAAGGCATTAACGGCCTTAGTTGCCGCTGCTAATATACCTCTACAAACTAGTCGAGCATTAAGTCAAGATATACAAGCAGCGGGTAAAGCAGCCAAACAAGCTGAATTAGATTTGCGAAATAGTTTGAGCAAAACAGACGCTGTAGGTATTTACTATGAAAAAGTAATTGGGCAGTTGGACAAGACTAAAAAAGGCTTGGAAGATGTAACAACAGCAAGTGCTGAATTTCAAAAAATAGCTTCAGGAAGCGCCAATATTAGCTTTTTAGGTGCGGAAGGCTCCGCACAGCTAACAAATATTGCCAACGATTACACACGCTTTGCAAACAGCATAAGTAACACTTCTGCTAGCTTACAAAGTAATAAAGACAAACTTGAAGCTATTGAACAAAAGCTACAAAGTAAATTACTGTACACATCTGTAAGAAACGAATTAAGCAGAGAAGCAGATAAAATTCGTAGCACCATTGAATCACAAAGTAGCGAATTAGATAAAAATAAAGTACAAATTGCTTCACTGGCTGCGGAAGCAAAAAACGTATTCCAAACAGCGTACACACAAGCCTTTGATAATGCAATAGCTAACAGTAGTAGAAAATTACAGCTAACTAATTTACAGTTTGCAAAAAATGTATTGGCCAGCTCGCCCACACAAACTCCGGAAAGCTTAAAAAAGCAGTTTGACATAGATAGTAAAATGCTGAAGTTAAAAGAGTTAGAGATAACGAGTCAATACGATTTAATTGATGCTCTTGATCGTACGACTGCTAATCAAAAGATATTAGACATTGAAAAGCAGATGCAAGGACCAAGCCGCGATACAGCGTTCAGGCAAAATCTAGAGGATCAGCTAAAAGTACAACAAGCCAAGTTAAGTTTAATAGGTGGAAGAGCCAGTAAGGAAGAAATATCTACCCTAAGACAGAGTGGCGGAGAAGAGGCTTTAGCAGCCATTCAAAGACGTGAAAATAGAAATTTAGCTGTGCAAAATACCCGCAACGAAACCAAAATGTTGGAAATTAATTTTGGTAAAAGTGTGCAGGAACTTGGTTTTAGAGACTTAACCGATGCATTAAATGCATCAAAAACAGCATCTGAACAAAGCTTAGAACGATTAAAACTTTCAGCAGAATATATATCTGCTCAACCATCTGAGCAGTTAAAGATGACTAGATCCCTTATGGATGAACTAGCCCAAACAACTGCAACACTTCAAGCTATTCCTGCAGCACAAAAATTAGCGCAGACTCGCGTAGCAGGCACTCCCGATCAAATTGCTAAAGCAGAACGAGAATTAGCCACTGTAAGAGAAAGTACTTCTAGCGCAATGAGCATCTCAGCTACGAAACTTGACACAGCAGAGACAAGTGCAGCGCAAGTAGAAAATTTAATCAAAGCCAGACAGCTGTATAAAGAATCTTTCACTACACAAGCTCAAGCACTAGACATTAGTAAATATGACCTAGAATATAAGCAAGCTGCCTTAGCCAAAGACCTAGAGCGTGGAAAACTAACACAAGATCAGTTTAATGCTAGTAAGTACTTACTGGACTTAGAGCAGGCTGGATTAACTCGCTCCAATGCACTACTAGCCGAACAGGAAAAATATACTAGTACAATTTTAGATATTCGTACTAAAATTGCTGAAGGCGGAGGTACTGCTAGTCCGGCTCAAGTTATTGAGCAAAGAGAAGCACTAACAGCAACAAACTTAGCCACAGAAGCAATCAATCGCCAGTTCGATGCAACCAAAACGTTAGCAGATTTAAATAAAGAACTATCACAGCGTCAAACAGCCTACGCCGAGATAATTAAAGGCGGGTTTAAGGGCATGGAAGATGCTATTGTAGAATTTACAAAAACTGGTAAACTAAGTTTTCAGTCTATGATTGATTCTATGCTTGAAGGTTTGTTGCGTTACGAAATACAACAACAACAAGTCATGATGTTTAAATCTGTTGGTGGAGCCAGCGGCTTAGCCGGATTGGCTCTAAGTGCCTTAGGTATAGGCAGCCCAGCAGGCCCAGAGCAGCTTAGTGGACCAGGTATGACTCAAGCCAAAGGCGGTGCTTGGGACTACGGAGTACAAGCTTTTGCCAAAGGCGGCGCATTTACCAACCAAATCGTCGATTCGCCAACAATGTTTAAATTTGCCAAAGGCACAGGTCTAATGGGTGAAGCAGGACCAGAAGCTATTATGCCCCTAAAGCGCGATAGTCAAGGCAACTTGGGCGTGCGTACTAACAATCAAGCACCGGCTAACGTTGACGTAGTTGTTAATAACTATGGAAGCGAGCAAGCTACTACAACAGAAACTACCGATTCACGAGGAAACCGTAGAATTGAAGTTACTATTGGAGATATGACTGCTGGCGAACTTAACCGCAGCGGAAGCAGTTCACAAAAGTCTCTTAAGAATACTTTTGGACTTCAACAGCAATTAATTAGGAGATAACTATGGCATATAGTTACGTATGGCCTACTAGCCTACCACAAGTACCGCAAAAAGGCTTTTCCGAAACTGGTAGTGCTAATATTTTGTCTACTGCAATGGATGCTGGTCCCGCTAAGCGACGTTATCGTGGCAAGCATGCTCAAACTATGCAACTAACTTTTGTTATGACTGACACAGAAGTTTCTACTCTAGAAACTTTTGTGTTAGGCCCTAATGCAATTAAAGGTGTGGCCCGTTTTGGCTTCAAGCATCCAAGAACTGGTTTAATGAAAGAAGTACGTATGGTACCTCAAGGCGAGGGCACCCTTTATACTTTAAATTATCTAGCTCCAGGGTACTGGACAGTTAGCCTACAACTGGAGATCTTACCTTGAGCCGTTTAACTTCTATGAGTCCAGAAGCTATTCGTGCTGTGTTTTCCACAGATTCGGATAGCGATCTAATTTTTCTACTAACCATACATAATCCCGACGACTATAGTGAAGTTATTTTGCGTTTGGCAGATAATTTCACTAAAAGATTGACTCAAGCTCCTTTTGCTGAAACAGCAGATGAAGTTTATTATGGTGTTGAAAGTCGTGGTAATGAGTTCTTATTTTTACCAATTGAGCTTTCATTGCCAAGCGAAGACGAGGCACAAGCCCCTCGTTGTAGTTTAGTTCTACGAGATGTAACTAGATTTATTACTCCTATTATTCGTAACCTTAATGGCCCTCCAAAGGTTACTATGGAACTAGTGCTATCAAAAACACCGGAAATAGTAGAAGCCAGTTTTAGTGGATTTTACATCAATAATATCACCTATAATGCTGATAGTGTAACAACTGATTTATCAATGATAGATTATGAACGGGAACCATTTCCGATGCATTCATTTACACCAGCATACTTTCCAGGATTATTCTAATGTGGTCAAATAAATATATAGGTATTCCTTATAAAGCCAAAGGCAGAGATTTAGACGGCATTGATTGCTGGGGGTTAGTACGCCTTGTTTATAAAAACGAGCACGATATTGACTTACCAAGTTTTAGTTCGGAGTATTTAGAATCAGATACTTTACGTATTAGTGAACTAATCGCGCAGTATCAAGAAGGCTGGGAAACGCTTGAAGTAGCAGAGCCCGGCTGCATTGTATTATTACGTGTAAGCGGTTCCGCAGCGCACGTAGGCGTTGCTGTTAGTACAACCCAGTTTATTCATGCCAGAGAAAACTACACTTCTACAATAGAAAATTTTGATTCTACGCAGTGGAAAAAGCGCGTTATTGGTTATTTTAAATATACTGCAAACGCGCAAGCTAGTTTAACCGCTATACCTAATGCTTTAAAAACCACAAAAGTTACTTTCCCTGTAACAAGTGGCACCACGATTCAAGAACTAGTAGATTTAGTTAATGAGAAGTGTGCAGTGCCAGAACAGTTAAAATCTAAAATTAATATTTTAGTTAATGGACGAGTAGTTGACGAGTCAAATTGGTCTACTACTTATTTAAACGCCAACGAC